CTACCACACCTCCTACAAAAAAGAACATAATTGTGACTAATGTTCCTATCGTCAAAGTTACTGCTAACATCTTCTGTCCTCCAGAGACTATTTCTTTCTGATATCCAGATAGAAGTTCAAATGAAATACAATCTCTCTTCGGAAGAGAGATACCATATTACCGAACTTTATCTGAAAAGTTTTGGGTGGATCTGGTTTCCTCCTCCTATTTCGTAGTAGTAGCTCAAACCCACGATTGATGTGGGTTTCCTGATTATTTAGATTGCTTTTTACGGCGTCCAGGTCGTCGGTCATAACTATACCTCTTTGCATCATCTATGAAACTCTCTAAGTAGTTTCTAATTTTTCTTGCTTGAGGTTTGG